GCCCTAAACATCTCGGTTTGAGCGTCAAAGGAACTACCACCAAACGAGCTGGCAACCTCACCGGCTGTCTGTCGAATAAGTGTGTAGGTAGTTGTAATCTCTTTAGGTATTTTGTCTAGCTCTGTTCTAAGGACAGCAGCCTTGCCACCTGCATACTCTAGCTTTCCTGCCAGGGTCGCAACACCAGAAGCTGACTTGCCAGCCCACTTGTCTGTGTTGGTAAAGGCAGCAACCAACAGAGTAAGCCCAGAGATAATCGCAACAATCGGGATAAGCCTTAGAGCTGTTGAAAAGATTGTGGTGGCAACTGTGGCAAGTTTGGTTTTAGCAGTAGCTTGTGCAACCGACCAGGTGTATAGCTTTGTTGCCACATCAGCTATGCCAATAACAACTGCCATAGTTTTGTAAGCAGTGTTGAGGGCAAAGATAGCAACAACAGCTTTTGCGATTGCTGCACCGTTCTGAATCAGGAATGTAGTGAAGCCAACAACAGATGTAGCCAAAGCCTTGAAGTCAACAGACTCGATGGCAGCCTTTAGCTGTGGGCCGATTACAGGTATCAGTGCCCTTAGTTCTGCAACCATCCCTTGTAGTGCCGGCATAACCGACATGGTTGCTTCCTCGCCGATGGTGCCAAGCTCGTGGCCCATAAGCTCAAGCTGACCTGAGAAGGTTTTAGCAAAGGCAGCACCTGAGCCACCGAACTGAGCCTGTAGCTCTGCAAGGATGACCTTCTGTGCACCCATAAGGTCACCAGATTCTTGCAGTGCCTTGATCTGTGCTTCTTGGTCCTCACTAAAGCCAACACCGACTTTGCGTAGGGCTGTGATTCCTCGAATTGGATCGTTTAGTGCTTTACCTAGTCGGATAGCAGAAGCGGCAGCACCCTCGTTGAGTGCCCGACCCATGTCAACCATGATGGCTGTGGTCTGGGTAAAGATGTCGTTGCCAACACCAGCCTGGTTAGCAATGTTTCGGAAGGTAAGTAAAAGGTTGGCACCCTCTTGGATTGTTTCAGCCTCGGTAGCTGTCAAAGCCTCAAGACTGCCAGCTAGGGTTTCTACTTCCTTGGCAGAGATGTTTGAGGCGTTGCCCATCGAGGTAATCGTCTGGGCTGTCTGTGCGTTGATGCGTTCAATGCGAGCAAGTGATTGAGCGTTCTTGGCAATCAGAGCACCAGCAGCGGCGATGGCTGCACCGGCTACAGCAAAGTTCCTACCTAGCGACCCAACTGACCCTTGTAGCTTGGCAAACTGAGCGTTAGCTTGTCTTAGGCCTTTAGGGTCAAAGCTGGTGAGGATGGGGATTCTAATTGCCATTAGTTGACCTTAAGTTTCTGGTTGATTCGAGCGGCGTACTTTTCAAGAGTCTTGAGCATGTCCTGTGCAATGCCGTCAACCTTGCCAGCTAGGGCTGGGTAGATGTAGCGAGAAGGAACTCCACCGAGGTTGTCGGTCATGCCCTTACCCTGTCCAGTGATTCGGTACTGAAAGGCTGCTGTCTGACCACGCCTTACAACTGATCTTGACTTGGTTGGGTTCTGCCGACCTGAGCCACCTATGCGACCTCTGCCCTTGTATTCGTAGGGCAAGCGTGGTCCATGCATCATTGTCTTTCGGCCAGCCATGTCAGCTATCTCAAGACCGACTGCATCGCCAGGAGATACAACCTGCAACCTGACAAGTGGGATTGTGTCGCTGTTGATAAACCGACCAAGTGACAGTTGAGCATTTACCTTAGCACCGGCAAAGCGTGTGCGTCCATAGTGGTTCATGCCTGACAAGGGTGAGGTGCTAGGCAAGTTTGATTTTATTGCAGATACCGCTGGCTGTGCGATTTGCCTAATCTCTTTGCGGAGTGCTGTTATGGAGCCTGGCTGTACAGCATCGAGAAGTTGTAAAGTTTCTTTTACACCTTGCACTTTGATTGTTGTAATCGGGCTTACCAAAAAGACTCCTAGATCGGATAACTCTAACCATTCTACCCAAAAGAAAAACCCCCTTTTGGGGGGCTTATCTTTTAGAGCTTCGGCTTTGATTCTTGAAAATCAAATACCGGCTGATGGTCCAGAGCATCCGTTCATCGAGTTCTAACAACTCTCTAGGACTGATGCCAGTTTCGACTGCCAGAGATGCTATAAACCAATGAGCTGATTGGTCCCCTAGACCCTTTATGCTTTTGGGTCATCGGCGGCAGAAACGGATACAACTCCGTCAATCCACTCATCAAAGGTTTTAGCAGTTGCCTTGGTGCGTGTTTCACTTGCCCAAGCTAGGAAAAGCAGGTGAGTGATTTTGAGGTCTTTGTCTAGGTTGGCAATGGAGATGTTGAAGTGTGTTTCAAACTTCACCATGTCAGATGCTAAACAGGTGATCTCTTTAGTTTCACCAGGCTTGTCGCTGAACTCTACTTGTAGGTTTATTTTCATGCTCTTACCTTACTATGCGGCTGGGGCAGTGCCTCGGATAATTTCGCCCGATACTGGCCAGGTGATGCTTAGGGTTGCTAGATCTCCAACTGCACCAGCGAATGGCTGGTACTGGGTCACTAGAGCGTCAAAGCGGTACTCAGGGTTGGTTGCGGTGACTGTGCCTGATGTCGGGGCAATCTTGACTGCAACAGTTGAACCCATAAGTGGGAACAAGATTGCGTCAATAGCACCGGCAGCAAAGTCCTGGTGGAAGTCTAGGGATACTGAGGCATCCTTTAGTCCACCAATGCGTGTGCGGTATGAGGAACCGAAGGCGGTTGTTTCGACCTCATCGGTTGTAATGTCAAGAGTCACAGAAGCAACTGATGTGCTTAGTACATGAGTACCGACTGTGACCTTGTAGTCTTGGGCGTAAAACTTAGCCATTTATTTCTCCTAGTTTGCTATGACAGTGACTGTGAAGTCGGCTGCCAGGTATGTTGTGTCGCTAATGTTCAATGAACCAACTGAGTCCATTGAAACAACTCGGCAGTCAAAGGCATTACCACCAAGCGTACTATCTGATTCTACTGCACCTTTGATACTTGTTGCCCCAGTGCTGATGTAGGCATCGAGCCGTCTTTGGGCTTCACGCTCGGCAGCCCTGCCTACAATGACAGTGACTGCAAAGTTGTAATTGGTCATGCCTTTATTGAAGGCTCCATCGTAGGTGACAGATCTCAAAGCAACAATGGCAATCGGTGGGTTTGGTAGGTCTGGTACCTCAGCGGCTGTGCGTAGTCCTGAGATTGTTGCAAGGTTAGTGGCTAGGGCTTGCCTGATTAGGCTAATGCTCATTAGCTAAAGTTCCTCATGATTCGGTAAGGCATTGCTAACTGCTCGACATCTGGGTCAAGGTATCGGCTCACTCTTATCTGGCCGAGGTCACCCATGCCCAATACACCGAGAGGTGAGTCAAGTCTTTTGAACAGCCTTGAGGACTGCAAGATTGTGGCTTGCTTGATAGCAGTTGGAATTTGTGCCCAACCCCAAACACCTGTGATTCTTACAAGTGCTTGCTCGTCAACCACTGGCCAAGCATAAGTGTTGACAGCTCGGATGCCGGTAAAGGGAAAGTAAAGACCATCGGATCGAGAGTTCACAGGCTCAAGCTGGTAGTCGTTGACATTCCAAATTGTGTAATCGCTGCCCTTCTCATCGGTTGCCTTGACTTCACTAACGCTGATTGCATCGTCAATAATTAGGTTGATTGAGTCGGTTGCAGCAAAGTCCCTGACAGCGGTTCCTGCGTTGTAAAAGGTGCGAGCTGTGAAGCCGTCAATCATTCTTGAGGCGGACTCAATAGCTGTTTCTAGCAAGCTATCATCGAGAGCATCCGTTATGCGTAACGCATTTTTCACATCTGTAAGAGTGGCATAGCCTTGGGTAATCGCCATAATGGTCCTATTCTACTTGCTTGGGCAGTATCCTTTTAGGCCCAAAGGTGTGTGCGAGAGTTGAAACAAACCTGCGTCAATGCTTTCAGTTGTTCGGCCTTTGTCATAGGTAGGGTCTTGATTAGCTAGACCCCAAACCCAGTGCAGGTGTTCAATCTTTGACTCCATGCAAGGTGTCCACTGGTTTCTCTTGACTGCCGTTGCAACTGCCTCGGTATCTGTCCAGTTGTGTATGTAGCCCTCATGCAGGAAGTTCTCAGGCACATCTATTGAGCCTTGCTTAGAGTATTCCCTGGTGATTAGGTAATGCGTTGCGTGGGTCTGTCTTAGGACATCGGGGTTGTGTAGATCGTTAGTTCCAACCAACCCAAAGTCTTTGGCAAGCTCTAGTAGCGGTTCAAGCCAGCCAGCGTGGAACAAAACATCATCCCCACCAATAAGCAGGTAAGGCTCTTTGGTAAGTGGGATAGCTGTGTTGATGGCCCCAGCGTAAGAGGCAACCCTAGAGTTTACAATCTTGTTTGCACCGGCAGCCTCGATAGCCTCAGCGGAAGCGGTGTCATGTTCCTCGATGATGAAGTAAGGGGTAGCCTCTGGTGCTGTGTCTTTGAGGTTCTGCACCAAGTCGGCAATGCGGTGGGGTCTGTTGAGTGTAGGGATAAGGACAGCAATCATGCAAGTATCTTATCCCAGAACAGTTGTATGGCTCCTGCGACAAGCTCAGTCAGGACATCCTTATCTTGCCAGTTAGGTATCGAAGTGATACCAGCCAGCTCGTTAGTGTGTACCTG